CAACGTACTTAGCAAACAAAAACTCTTTGTTAGTTGGTTTAGTACGTTCTTCTCTTAGTTTATTACAAAATTTGTTATTTGAGAAAGAATATATGTTCTTTGGTGGTACTCCACCCATCTCAACGTTTGGATTTGTAGTATATGTACCTAAAATGGTTCTGACGTAAGGCATATCTTTTCCTGCCCCTGTTTTCATGTTACTACGTTTTAGTATTTTACAAACTTGTAAATCATCTGTAATCACCCATTGTCCTTCTGTGGACTTTCTCCAATTAGAAACTAACTTCTCGTTTGGATATACAGTACGAAACTCATCAACGTTATCATACAAATACTCTTCTTTTCGAGAAATTGTTTTAATTTGCATCTACACTACTCCCAACCTGTCGATTAGGCGCCCAGAAGCCGCCCCTCCGAGTGTAGACGTTATAGGAAACAGTAATCATGTTTACTCCTACTTGTTTCCATCTATCGTCTGCCCCCAGACGAAAGTCTTTCCTTTGTGGATGTCGACAACATCCAATCTAAAATCTCCTGTATCAAACCAGTCAATGATACCAAAACAATGTGCCCAGTTGTGTAATCTACCCTTTAACCACTTGTTTTTATCTCTAGACATATCTTTTAAACAACCCATAGACCAAGAACCTATTGTACCATTTAACCTTGTTCCTGTAGTTCTTTGTATATCGTGTGTATGTCCATAAACAATATTAGCACCGTAAGTGTCTAAATGCTTCTTTGTATGGTTTACAGTAGCAAATGCACCATGTATAAAGTTAAGTTTACCAATTCGTAGTGGATGGTTATAGGCTAGATACTTATATCCACGTTCATCCCACCTACACGCCTTTCTGAACGTATAGTCCTTCATATAAGGATATCTTTCTACAAAAGCATCCAACCACTCGTCATGATTACCTGCACATATGTATCTTTCTTTACATTTTACCTTATCAAGAACTTTATCAAACATATCTATACCTTTATTGACTTCTTCTATCTCTTTATCGATAAAAGGTAACTGATATTCTAGTTCTGGTAATTTTTTACCCTTATATTTCCAAGCTGAGACGCTTTCCCACTCACCACAGTCGCCTAGATTGATAAAAATGTTAGGTTTTACAAGTTCGATTGCTTTTAATACTACATTTACAGCCGCCTCATCGTGAATAGGGAAATGTTGGTCAGGTATTACAACCGCTCTTCTATGTTTATTTCGTCTTGACATCTTTTTTATCATCTTTCTTGTGGTACATAACAAGTTTATCTTTCTTGCGTTGTATTTCAGTAGCCTTTTGGTCTCTACTCATAGAGATACCAATCATACCACCTTCTGACTTAAACTTATCTGCTCCTTTACCAACAGCTTCTATGCATACTAAATGTCTTAGACTACAATCACAACACCAAAGATAAAAAAATGATTCTGCATCTACTACCATTGCTTCGTCATCAAATGTTTTTAAGTGCATATTATGCCTTTCTTAACTATTTTATCAAAATAAGTACAGCCTTTGTCTACAACACATGGTTTACTAACAAACTTACTGTCAATACGCACAACTAATTTGTTGTTAACTCGTTTAAACATACAACCAAGACAATCGCCATTGTTGAAATTAGCACAGTTGTTACGTGCTACCTGTATTTGACTGTTCATTTCAGACATAATATACGATTAGACACAAAAACTTACAATAAGTTTCTAATTTTGTCACCTATATATAGTATATATAGTATATATAAATTATAAGCTAAATATATAATATATATAAATTAAGCTATTACTACTAAAGCTATTAAAGCCTAGGCCTAGGCATCAGTATAAAATTTTTATAAAAAAAAATTAGGAAACAGGTTTTTAATCAATTCACGTAAATGGAAAGGGAAGTAATAAAAAACGTTGAAAATTTATTTATTTTGAGTGTGGTTCTTTTATTATCGACCCATACGGGGGTGTCGGTTTTCCTGTTCGTAGGGTTTACGTTGAAAACCATATAACCTATTCGTGAGATTTCAAAATGACATATAATATCTATTATGGATAGTTTTTGAGGGTAAAATTCGACCGTCAATCTCACTCACTACCTATTTAATTAAAAGGAATGGGAAGTCATATAAGTTTTAACTATTAATCGGATTAATTGGTATTAATGAATTATTGTTTTGTTTAATTATATCATAGGTATTAATTTTAACTATCAATTAAACACTCACAATTAACAATAGGAAGGATTAGAGATGAAACGTAAGATTAAAACTAATAACAGTAAATCTCTTATTACTTCAGATGTTAGTATTGAAACACCAACAACAGATATTAAGGATGTAATGAAGACTAAGGAAACTAAACTTTCCAAAAAGTCAGTTACTTCAGTTCTTGATAACTTAGATGGTTTTTCAACAGAAGAACAACAGAAAATCAAGGATGTATTTAAAACTCTACAAGATAAGGGTAAAATAACATCAGGTCAAGGTGGTGGAAGTTCTTTTGAAACTGAGAATATGACCAACATACGAAACGTAGTCAGTAAAGAAGTTGAAACGGTTTCTGATGGGTTTGATGTAACTAAAACAGGTATCAAACGTTACTACGTATTAGATAAGAACAATACTAAACGGTATTGTATGGTTTATTTCAGAACTACTGAACAACTGAATAAAACGACTAAGTAATTAGTCATAACCTTAATGAATGGGTATGTCTTTATTGATGTACCCATTTTTTTAAGTAATTTTTTAGAGTAACTTAACAAAACAAAATGACACATACCGTAATTACAACTATAAACAATAAAAAGATTTTAATCGAAGTTTCTACAGATAATAAAATAGAAACTCAAGAAGTAACTTTTACAAGTAAATTATCAACTACAAATTATATTGATAGGTTACGAAAAAAGACTGTAAAACAAATTGATAAAGATACGGGAAAAGTAACACTTCCCGAAATAACTACTCCATTGTGTATAATTGACACAATACGAAATATAACCACTAAACACAATTTTAGTAATAAGTCGAGTAACAACTCGAAAAGTAAAGAAAAACGTCTTAAAACAGATAATTTGAGGTTTATACCACCATCATTGGTTACGTGTATAAAG